ATTTCTTATTGATGTAGATTTACCAGTTCCAGAATTTCCTAAAATTAATACAGCATTATTCATATAGTTTAATCCTTATTATTCAATTTCAAACCCTTGATCATCATTCCATGCCTCGTCATTTCGCTGACATTGTGTATCGTTTTCGTGTTGTTCTTCGTATACTTCATAATTGATTTTATTCATTATTTTCCCCCTTGATTTTAATTTACAACAAGAGTATACATATTTACCTACACAACTACAAGAGAAATAAAATAATGAAAGATAAATGTATAGTGAAAGGATGTGATAGACCTATAAGCGTGAAAAAACATCAACTATGTCATGCTCACACGATGAGATGGTATAGAAATGGCGACATAGGAAAAGGCAAGATACCGAAAAGAAAAAAACACAAGCCTTTTGTATTGACATACAAAGGATAATCTATAACTCATACTCATTTTAATAAAGGAGATAAATCTATGGATAGACAAAGTATGTATCACTTATATAAAGAGTTGCTTTGCAAGTTTGGCGCAATTCCAGAAAAGGGAGAATGCTACGAGCAATTAATAACTTGTTTACTAGATATTTACGAAAAAAAGAACTCATCTTATCCGGGAGAATATTTCTAATGGAATTTGACGAAAAGTTATATCAAGCAATGGATAGAGACGGAATACATATTGATGGAACTATAAATTGGGCATCGCGTGATTTTCAAAGATTTAGAGTTAAGAATCACTGGAATAATAAAAAACATCTTTTTGTGGTTTTATTCGGTTATGGGGCATCATATGGCGACTGGAGAAATCCTTCAACATGGAAAACGATTTATGAAAAAACATGGGATGAAACATCAAAAGAAGAAAGAGAGGAAAGAAAACGTCATCAAGAAAAATTAAATTTTGAAAAACAGGCATTAAGAAGCCATGCGATATGGAGAGCTGCATTAATGCTTAAGCATCAAACATGGAGAGGCGATACATGTCATACAGACACAGAAAATCATCCGTATGTTAAAATGAAGCGGATAAGAGCTTATTATGGTTATCAAATACGATCTTATCTGATATTGCCAATCACAGATATAAACCGTAATTTGCAATCACTTCAATACATAAGATCAGACGGATTTAAACGTTTCAAAAAACATGCTAGCCCAAAAGGAGGTATGTTATTTCTTGCTCAAAAAATAAATAAGAATGATATTATCCGTGTTTGTGAAGGGTACGCAACTGGATGTAGCATTTACGAGGCGGTTGGCTCGCCGGTAGTTGTTTCGTTTGGAGCAAGTAATATTTTATCTGTATCTTTATCATTAAGAATGAAATACCCGCTAAATCAGATAATCATTTGTGCTGATAATGACCAATTCAATAAACAAAATACTGGATTAACGTATGGATTAGAGGCAGCTCAAAAAGCTGGAGCAAAAATTATTTACCCAAAATTTGATAGCTTTGACTTGTCATCAAAGCCAACGGATTACAACGACTTAATGTGTTTAGCAGGGATTGAGGAGGTAGAAAAACAATTATTAAATTTTTAAAAAAACCCCTGCTAATAACAGGGGAATAAAATTTTATTTGTCACGGAGCATTATGGAAGATATAGACGAAAAAATCAACAAACACAACCAGAAAACAGGTGAAGAAATAGCCAGATCACACAGAGTTTTATCAATTAGTGACATTATAAAGGAAGAATGCAAACCGATAGAGTTTATTCTTGAACCTTGGTTTAACAAACAAGGTTTAGTCATGGTTTTCGCAGAGAGGGGAGTTGGTAAAACTCACTTTTCTCTAAATACAGCTCACGCTATAGCAAGAGGTGGGGAGTTTCTGAAATGGGAAGCTCCAGCAGCAAGGAAAGTTTTATATATTGACGGTGAAATGCCTTTCTTTGCAGTAAAAGAAAGAATACTTGCTATGAATAAAATGTATGGTTTTGATCCTGAAATAGATAATTTAAGATTGATAACACCGGATAAATATAATCGAACCATTCCAGACCTATCATCAACACAAGGCCAAAATGAAGTAGATCAAATCATCGATGAAGAAAACATAGAAGTTGTCATAATCGACAATATTGCTTGTCTCATGCCAAAAATAAAGGGCAATGATAATGACTCGTGGAATACCATGATCCAAGGCTGGCTATTATCGCTCAGGCGTAGAAACGTAGGTGTCATGATAGTTCATCATGCGGGTAAGCCTAAAAAAGACGAGAAATCATCGGGAAGGGGCAGCTCGGGGAAAGAGGACATACTTGATACCGTCATATCTTTGAGTAGACCGCTAGGCTATAACGCATCAGACGGCGCAAGGTTTATTGTTGAATTTACAAAAAATAGACACTTTTACGGAGATGATGCGGAACCGCTAGAAGCTTGGCTAAAAAATGACAGTAATGGAGAACCATTCTGGTCACGAGACAATATCATTGAATCTACATATAGCCAAGTCTGTACAATGATGAATGATGGAATGAGACAATCAGAAATAGCCGCCAAGCTAAAAATATCTAGACAGCGAGTTTCTAAGTTAGTTCAAAAAGGTTACGAACAGCAAAAAATTACAATCTTCAACGATTCTTTTTCAGTGAAAAGTTGACAAACATAGACGCAGTAGACATGGTGTGACCTCATTTAACAATGGAGTTACACTATGAAAATAGCTAAAAATTTAAAAACATTACGATTAAAATTAAATTTATCTCAAAATCAATTCGCCAAATTGCTTGGTGTTACAAAGAGTTTCATTTCTCATTGTGAAAGTGGAAGAAGAACACCAAGTTATTCTATTGCACAAAAAATGAACTCACTAGCTGATGTGGCAAAAATTAATTTTAAACTATCTTATATTTTTGAAAAACCAGAAATCGAAAAAATTAACCCTGATGATTTAGTGTTTATAGAATAATTTTCATCACCTCCCGCCATCCACCTGTTGATAGCAAGGGTGTTGCTCTGTATCTGTTGACAAAACCCTGTAACGCCCGTGGCTCAAGGCCTGCGTTGTCAACAGGCTTTGTCAAGGGGGGTTGATAGCCTGATGACAACTTAATATCTGTGTGCAATAATTGATCATGCTATCAACAGTTGTCAAGGGGGGGTTGATAAAGGTGTTGACACTATAAGTATATGATTTATATAGATATTTATATAATTGTCAACAGCTAGCGGAGAAACACAGGGGTTGTTGACAGATGACAGTAGCAAACCAACAAGGAAGAAGCATGGGAAGAAACAAGTTAACGGATGAACAGCTAAACGAAAGATTGAAAAAATGGGAAAACTGTATATATTGCAAGCAATGCGGATATAGACCGGTGTTTTGTTTTTGTTCACAAGGAGGGTTAGACGATGTTAAGCGAAAAGCAAAAATACGAGATGCACAAAAAATTCAAAGTCGGGGAAAAGATGACGCCAGAGAAAAAGGCGGAACTCAATAAGCAAATATTCTCTATGCGAACACAAAAGCCAGAGAATGAACAGTTTTCGATCATAAAGGAACAATGGCCAACGGTTTGCGATTTCGGTTTTGCGTGTTTTAGTCTCGGGTTCGGGTTTGTATGGCCTAAAAACGAAGAACAAGCGGCGTAGGAGGTTATTTATGGTTGAGTCGCTACGTATCAACCTGTTAATTGTTTCGAGTCTCCACGGCCTTTAAATTGAGTTTAAACTATGTGTCAAAAACATTCAGTCGCAGATAGATTCCTCTGGGGGGATGATTGTACTCTCAACAAGTGTCGTATTTGTCGTTATGAGGTGTACAAAAATAACTACGCTCAAAACAAAGAGCGGATACTTGATAGACAAAAAAAGAACAAGCCGGCGTATAGAGAGAGAATCAGGAATCTGAAAGCAACATACGGTTTTGACCCGAGAATCAAAAATCAGGAAGAGATTAAGAAAACGAAAATGTATATCATGCTCGAAGAGCTATTGATTAAAATACGGAGCGTTGAAAGTGAATTTAGAAGACTTGGACAGCATTAAAAAAATAGCACTAACTTTGGTGGACAAAGTTTTATCAAAAAAGGGTGACGAAGAAGAAGTAAGAATGTTTTGCAAGCTGTCTAATGTCGTTTTATCAGCAGTCAAAACAGAATTAGCAATAAAGATGATTGAGAAAAGAAATTCAGAAATCCGAATGATTGAGTAAAATATGATTAGATTAATAATAAAATGGTTGAAATGTAAAATTGCTGGCCATCATTTTGAGCTGTATTACTGCCCAGAGAAAAAAAATTATCCGCTTGCAGACTGGGTTGATAATCCGATTTTTAAATGTGTGACGTGTGAAAGACTTGCCGTGATCAAAAGTGAAAAGTGAAAGTGGAACTTTTTTATTAAAAAAATGTTCCACTTTTGATGACTTAATTTGCGAAAGCCCATACTAAACTGACTACCCAGCCAATCAATGTCCATCCTAACAGTGTATTAAGTATACAAATTGCATCGGCATTTTTTGATTTACGTTTGTAAGCTGCATATGACGGTAAAAAGTACAAAAATACAATTGCAGCTAGTATCAGAATTGCAATTATTGAATCGATCATGTAAAAATACTCCTCGTTTTGTTTAGTTAAATAATTATTGCGAAAATTAAACACAAAGTGACAAACACATAAAATAAAATATTCTCTCTATCATTATTGCTTATCATTGTTAGCCCCTTTATATTTTTGCATTTCGATTGATCGTGTTGTTATTCTTTTACAGCTAATGCAGCAAAAGATTGCGCTAGCCATTGCTTTGTCATCTGTCTCTCGCTGAAAAGAGAATAATTTTTTATAACGATGAAACCCAAGCATGTGACACAAGATTAATTCCAGCATTTGCTATCTCCCACCGGTTTGATAATCAAAGCCCCGTGTGCCTTGCCGAGCATTGTTTTTTTTAGGGTCATCATCTTAAAGTAAGTGCCCGATGACAATACGATAACGCGACCATGATTTAACTCTATTAACTGATACATTCTGTTTCTCCTTGATAAAAATTATATTTTAACCGCCATTTAGTGTTATCGGTCTATTCGCACACGCAGCCGCTTGCATAACGTGGTCAATGTGTGTGTAGTAAATGCTTACGCCGAGCAATACTGTTAATAATATATTCATAACGATACTTCCGAAATTGTTGTCCATTTCCCTGTTCTCCATTTGATAAAAGTTAAATATTTTTAATGTACATTTTTGTTAAGTCAGATATTAAATTTTTTAGTATTTTCATTTTCCCGTTTTTGTAATCTTCTTCTGTGCATCCTGCGTAAACTTGCGATATAAAAGTGCATAGTTTTTTTGCTTCTTCCCGTGTCATTTCTCTTTAGTCCTTAGTTTGTTTAACATGTCATTGTATTTTTTATCTAGTTTTGATTTTTCAAGTCTTGCTTTGTCACCGCACTCCTCGCATCTTGTGTCACTTGACGAGTGAAACGTGGTTGTTTCTACTTCACAGCCGCATTCGCGGCATGTGTAGTTATATAAATTGAATATTCTTTCTAGCATTTAGTTTTCTCCTTAAACTAATTCCAATTTTTTAAATCTAACGTATACTTTTTGTTTTAATTCTTCGTTTTGTATGTTTGTGAGTATTATTGTTGCGTAGTCCATGTAGTCTTGGTCATCGTTCTCAGAATCAAGTACCGCTTGTGAAAAATAAGTTTCATTTAGGTTTGTTAAGAATAAGCTCAGCATTTCTTGCGTTCTTTCGATATGTTTTCTAAATACTTTCACTGTCATTCCCCCTTGTTAATGTCATCAATCTATAAGAGCATAATATACTATTGTTTGCTTCTTGTAAACATTTAATTTAAGTATTTTTACACGAGCGGCGCATTAAGCGGCCGCTAGTTTTGAGTTTTCGCGTACTATTATTTTTTTGCTACCGTGAGCCTCGCGTATCTTGTCCATGTCCCACGTTTTGCGGTTAAAAGACTTGTAATCAGCAGGGCGGAAATACCACTGTTTCTTTTTTGGTGCAAATTTAAAGCCAGCATTTTTCAGGGCTTCGCGGTGAGGATATGTATTGCCACCAATCCAAAGCCATGAGCCACATAATTCGATATCTAGCCCTAGACCTGCTATTGCTTGCAATGCTGCGTTAATGTTTTCGCCGTAGTTTTCTGCGCCCTCTTCTTCTACTTCTACGCCTAATACTGGCTCGTAGTTTTCTAGTGCATCATAAGCGCAATTTACTAATTTCATCATCTCAGCCCCAGCGGGATTGCGGTCTGGGTGGTATTGTGCGCACGCTTTACGATAAGCTTGTTTAATTAATTCTTTTGTAGCGTCCAGTTTTAAACCCAAAATGTGTAACGCATCTTTGTTTGACATTTTCATTGCTATTCATTCCTTTTTGTTAATGTTGTTAATCACTCTATGAAACGAATAATACTAGAATGTTTGCATGTTGTAAACATATATTATCAATTATTTTCATGTTTTTTTTTCGGACGCGGTTTTAAGAAGTGAAAAATTGCATCCGCAATTGATTTTGGTCATTTTTAAAGCTAAAATAGACGTATGACACTACATAGCGAGCTTGATTATGAAAGTACGTCACAAATTTAATGCAAAACCGGTCAAAGATGATGGTTTTCACTACGCATCAAAACTTGAACACAGGTACAAACAAAAACTCGATCTACTGCAAAAAGCGGGTGAAGTGTTGTTTTATCTAGCGCAAGTGCCGATTCGATTACCCGGCGGCGTGAAATACGTAATTGACTATCAGGTCTTTTATAAAGATGGAACGGTTGATTTTGTCGACGTGAAAGGATATGACACGCAAAACTCAAAAATAAAAAGATCTATTGTTGAGTCAATTTATCCATTAACAATAAATGTAGTAAAAAAAGTATGAAAAAATCTTGTCTTTTTTGTAAAAAAATATTACTAGCTGCCAGATCAAGAACTAAATTTTGCTCAAAATTGTGCTTTGGTAAAAACTCAAAAGGGAAAAAGGTAGGAGATGGGTTTTGGTATGAGAACGGATATAAAGTCTTATACACAGAAGACGGAAAAGGAATAAAAGAACATATAAAAATTATGGAAGAAAAAATAGGAAGAAAAATAACAAAAAACGAAGTAGTGCACCATATTAACGAAATAAAAGACGATAACAGAATAGAAAATTTACAACTTATGACTAGATCAGAGCATTCTTCTTATCACAGAAAATTAGAAATAAAAAACGGGACTTTTCAAAACGGAAGACATGGGAAATCCAAGCATCAACAAGAAATCGTCGGGGTTTAAAATGGAAGAAAAAAAGAAAAAAGGTAGACCTTCATCATTTAGTCAAGAGATAGCAAACGAGATTTGCGAAGCAACAGCAAAAACATCTCGCGGATACGATCGATTACGTGAAAAAAATCCTCATTGGCCATCAGAAAAAACAATGCAAAGATGGGAGAAAGATATAGAATCTTTCCGACTGCAATACGCACTAGCTAAGCGCGATCAGATCGATTTTATGGCTCGCGAAATCATCGATATTGCAGACAACGGAACGAATGATTTTTACGAAGATTCCGAGGGAAAATTAAAACCGGATATTGAACATATCAATCGATCAAGATTGAGAGTTGATACGAGAAAATGGTACACGTCAAAGCTCGCACCTAAAATTTACGGCGAGAGACTTTTCAATGAACAAAAAGTAGAATTTAGCTATGACAAAATAGACGCTATGAGCGATGCAGAGTTAAGTGAGTTTGTCTCAAAAGCACCACAGCGTTTACATGATGCGTTCATCAAAGACTTTGCGAAAAAAGCGAAAGAAGCGAAGGAAGGAAAGAAAAAAGTAAGATGATAGTGAGCAAATGTCACAATGCGGACGTAAATGTAATGTACACAGAAATCGAGGATTATTATCAGTGCGAACATTGTTTTATGCCATGTCAGACGATGTTTGTGCTTGATCTAAACAGGAATGATGACGATGACAGTGTTTGACGATGCAATAAACTACACGCTTAAGTACGAAGGCGGGCTTGTCGAAAACGCAAAGGACAGCGGAGGCGTCACTAATCTCGGCATCTCTCTACGTTTTTTGCAGACGATTAACGAAGCTGCGACACGTGATGACATTATCAATATGACTCTTGATACAGCTAAAGAGCTGTATAAGACATATTTTTGGCGCGAGCGATTCGAAAAAATAACATCGTCTCAAGTTGCTATATACTTGTTCGACTTCTGCGTTAATGCCGGTGAACCTGTAGCCGTGAAACATCTACAGCGCGCTTGCTGGTCAGTTGCTAAAGATATGACACTCAAAGATGACGGCATGATCGGAGACGTGACAATCGATCAAGTCAATCATTCCGGATTTTTGCTGATGCCCGCTTTCAGAGCTGAGCGAGCGAATTACTACAGAAAAGAAGTCATTAAAAACCCTGACAATGCTCTATTTATCAATGGCTGGCTCAAGAGAGCGTATCAACTATGACTAACCCTTTAATCTCTTTGATCGAAAAAAGCGCCCCACTTCTCGCTGGCGCTATTGCCGGCCCATTCGGTAGCGTGGCCGTCTCTCTCGTTTCCGCTCTTTTCGGAGCAGATAGCAGCAATATAAACGATGTTGTAAGTAAGATCACAACCGACCCAGAAGCTGCGATAAAGCTAAAACAGCTAGAGATGCAGCATCAAGAAGCTCTAGAGCTGATAAAGTCTCAGCAATACGAGAAAGAACACGACGACATTGACGACGCTAGAGACTTTATTAAGGATGGCAATCACAGACATACAGTCACATTTTTAATCGCTGCGTGCTTCTCATTCATTGTTTTATGCTTTCTCGCTCTATACTGGTTTGATGACGACAAATCAGTGATTGCGCTCATATCAGCATTGCTTACTACACTCATGCACCAAGTACACAAAATATACAGTCTATTTTTTGGTGACAGTAAAGACAATGACTAAGTTTTGACATAATATAGTTGTAATTCTTTTTTTTGGGGTGCAGCAATGCCACAAGTCGCAACGAAACAAATTTCAGGGCTAGTCATCAATCCCGCTCCAGCGTTAACAGACGTACTTGCAATAGATAACGCGATTGCTAAGACATATAAAACAACAATGGCACAAGTAAGCCAGCTAATCGGAGGCTTGACTTGGGTATCGAATACAAACGCATCTATCACGCTAGCCAAAAATAACGGCTACATCTCAGACAGCTTGACTACCAACACCTATGCACTGCCCGTGACGGCAGCCGAGGGCGAGGTGTACGCTGTCTCTGGCGGCGGCGCTAGTGCATGGTCAATCACAATCGGAAGCGGTCAAGCAATTTTAATCGGTAATGACGTGTTTACGGGTATTACGACGATTAACTCAAATACGCCGAATGATATTGTCTATCTCATTTGTATCAAAGCTAACTCTGTATTTTTGATTTACGCATCTAATAACGCGTATTTCATGGGTACAGGCTTTACGCCGGTTAATTTAACACCAGCAAACTCAAGCGTAGAGGCTTATTTAGCTGCAATCGACGCTAAGCTGTCCGGAATATCGTGGCACGACATAAGCGTGGGCGGCGCGATTTTATCGGGTAACACAAATTACAAAGCAACTAATGCGGGTGGTGTTGCGTTAACAATGCCAGCATCGATGCCATTAGATGCGACAGTCGAAGTGGCTTTTGCTAATGGTTCATCTAGCAATTACATTTTCTTGAGTAGCTTGCAGTCTCTCACGATTAACAGCGAGACAATCACAGCAAGCGCTGGCACGATAACAGGGCTACAAACAACAGCTAATACGCTAAATCAAGATATCAGGATATTAACAAAGACAGCTAACACGGCATTTCAAGTAACAAACACATATGGGATTTATAACACGTTTTCACAATCCGGTGTGCTTTTATGGCTAGATGCTAATGATCCAGCCGGAAACGGAACGCAACCGGCTAACAATACATCTATGGCGACGATAGTCGACAAGTCAGGTAATGGGTACAATGCAACACAGAGTACGGGGGCGAATCAACCAGTTTTTGTAATAAATCAACAAAACGGATTGCCGGTACTGGTTGGAACTACCGTGACAAGTGTCACTTTTACAAATTCATTCATTTTAAATTTTGCGACTGATTACTCTATTATGATTGTGATTAAACCTGCCGCTCAGCTCTCTGCCGGTCAGTTTGCTTTTTCAGCTCAGCCCGACAGCTTAAACAATAGACTGGCATTCTTCTTAAACAATTCTGGCGATACTAGTATGTATTCCGATTATGGCAACATTTCGCCTGGCCCAGGAGGTTTGAGAGTGGTTTCCGCAGAAGTGGGAAATTTCGGTGTTGCATATGTTCATACCGCGATTCTCAATATCGCTTCTAAGACGGGTTATATCTATAGAGGATTGACGCAAACAGCGTCAGTAACTATCGGCGCAGTGCCGTCATTCACACCGGGAACAAAAACCGGACAAATGATTTTTGTTGGTAATCTTTGCGAAGTGATAGTATTAAATCATTCTCTCTCAGCGGCTGAGCTATCATTCTATAATAACTATTTTGCAACGAAATGGGGTGTGACAGTATGAGCATGGCTATTACGTCAACTAGCGCACAATATCTTCAGACAGCTAACGCGCAAATCATGGCTAATGCTGGCATACCAACAGCCGATGGTAAAACAACGTCATGGGCTACGCCGCAATTAGCTCATAATCAAACGTTTTATTACATCATGGCTCCCGATGCCGGCGGATGGAACGGAGTGTCATACAATCAAATGATGCAAAATGTAATTAACGCGAATGTATCGCTAGTGGCTTTTAGCAATACATGGGTAGCACCTATCCCAACATAATGAGAGATAAATAATGGCAATACATTCAGCACTTGGATCACAAGCAGAAACAATGGCGTATTTAAACCCGTACTTATTCGTAACGGGTGCGATAACGCTAACTTCCGCTTATTTTTATAACACAGTCGCTTGCTCAACTTCCGTTGCATCTTACGCAGTTGCATTACCGTCGGCGGCTTCTTCTGCTGGCGCTTGGATTAGATTTATAGCTCAGTCGGGTACAGGCGGAATAGTGACGCTAAATATTGGTCTCGGCGGTCTTAATCCTGTAATCGGTCAGGGCGAAGAGCTGACTTTGTTTTCTGACGGCACGAGCTGGTATATCGTGTCATCTAACACACAAAAGAGTCATTTTTTAGCAACACCGGCTGTCAATCAAAGTTTACTTAATAATACCCCCGCTATGGTCGGCTTCGGCACTATCTTAGCGGTTGGGTGTACGATGACAAGTACGATGACCGTTACTTATCCCGGTAATTATTTCTTCAATGCCTCTGTCATGCTTGCAGCAGTTACAGCAGGTACAAAGCTGACGGTAGGCTTGTGGTATAACGGTGCGTTACTTGTTAGCACATCAAGTGAAGCATTAACGGGTAATGATTGCGTTGCAACTATCAGCGGATTTAGTCAAGTTATGAATGTTGGTGATACAATGTTTTTGCAAGCACTGCAAGTTTCAGGCGTAGCGCAAACGATTACAGCGGCTCCCGTGCAGACATATTTCAGCGGCCAACGAACAGCACAATATTAGAGGTAATTATGGCACTTAAAAAACAGTATCAAGTTGCAGTCGTTAACGATAGCAATACAACAACAACAAGTGTTGTATTTACCGGCACAACATCATCTATTTTAGATTGCGGTGGTACATCGCCAACGGGTATTTTGCTGCCTGCTAACTGGTTACTTTCAACTTTGACTTTTAATGTCGGCAAGTTTTCATCAAGTCTGGTTCCTCTGTCTGTATTTGACAACGGCACAGTAAGCTACTCAATCGCAACACCTGCGGGCGCGGTATTTATCCCATTAAACCCGGCTATGTTTAATTCGGTGTTATTCTTGCAACTCGTATCGAGTGTAAACCAGACAAATTCGCCAACAGTTGATTTTATGCTTTCCCCTGTTTTTCAAGGTGTTCACAATTAGCAAACATTGGAGGGTTGATCAATGAATATGCAATCAGTAGATTTACTCTTACTGTTTAACTTCATCAATTATATCCCTCCTATTCCAGCAGGCATGATTTACTGGGTTGACGATGCAAAAGATTTCATGGTTGATGACTTTGGCAACTTCATGATATTCAATCCGGGTACTTAATGTCGGATTACATAAAGTACGCATTGCAAGAACTCGAGGAAAGAGACAGCGCAGAAGCGTCACTAAGCGAGTTTATTAAGCAATCGTGGCATGTTCTACACCCAACATCCCCTTATATCCACAACTGGCATATTGACGCCATAGCCGAGCATTTAACAGCTATAACAAACGGGAAAATAACCCGCCTCCTTGTCAACGTGCCCCCGGGCAGCTTAAAATCTCTGTTGGTCAATGTGTTCTGGCCCGCGTGGGAATGGGGCGCAAAGAGAATGCCAGAAATGAGCTATCTATGTGCCGCTCATATGGAAAAGCTGGCAATACGCGACAATATGAAGATGCGCCGGTTAGTATCGAGTGAGTGGTATAAAAACCGCTATCCTCACATCATTTTAACAAGTGATAGAAACTCTAAGTCAAACTTTGAAAATACCGAGACTGGATTTAGAGAAGCTATGGCAATCGGAAGTTTGACAGGGTCGAGAGCGCATAGAGTGACATGTCTGCCATATAATGCCAAAATATGGACGTCAGATGGTTTGATTTCTATAGGTGAAATAGTAGAAAAAAAACTTGACGTATTAATAGCTGGAACTGATTTAAAAACTATTACATGGCAGAAGATAGAAAATTATGAAAAAAATGAACCTAGAACCATCATCAGAATCGAATTTGATTGCGGATTCATTGAATGCACAGAAGATCATAGAATCTATACAGACTCAGGATGGAAAGAAGCAAAAGACATTACAGACAAAGATAAAATATATAGAAACAATCACATTAGAATGTTTGAATTGCAAAAAATCATTTCATCCGAGAAAGAAAGCAGAAACAACGCCGATATATGGAACAGAGAAACAGAGAATGTATTGGAAGAAGTTGTTATTAGAAAAATTGAAAAAATAAATAGGAAAGATGAGTTTTCATACAATATAAAAGTAAATCCTCACCATAATTATTTTTGCAATGGGATATTAGTTCATAACTGCGATGACCCGTTAAGTGCCGAGGATGTCACATCGGACACTAAACTAGATAACGCTGATTTCGTATTTAGCGAAGTCATCCCAACTCGCTTGGTTGACCCGATTAGGTCGGCAATTATCGTTATCATGCAACGATTACACGAGAGAGACACGAGCGGTATCATATTGTCTCGCAATCTCGGCTATGAGCATTTATGTTTGCCGATGGAATTTGAGCCTCTAAGACGATGCACAACATCCATCGGTTTTAGTGACCCGCGTACAGAAGATGGGGAGCTGTTATTTCCTCAGCGTTTCCCCAAAGAAGTCGTAGAGCGCGATAAAAAAATACTTGGAATTTATGCCTGTAATCCATATGAAGCTCCTGTTTTAATGGGGGATTTATCATTAAAACCTATTGGTGAAATAAAAATAGGTGATGAAATTATAGGATTTGGGGAAAGAGAAAATAATATTAATAAAAATAAAAAATACGGAAGACAACATTTAAAAAAAACATTAGTAGTAAATATTTTTAAATCAATTAGACCTGTAGTGAAGATCACATTTGAAAGCGGAGAAGTCATTCGATGCACACCAGATCACAAATGGTATAGAAAACAAAGAAAAGATACTGAAAACAACAAAGGGGCTTACCGACCCGCAAAAATAGGATCAAAACTTGCTCGTGTATGTGATCCAAGTTTGATGGAATTATCAAAAGAAGATGAAAGAATAGCTGGCTGGATAGCTGGATTTTTTGACGGAGATGGAAGTGTATCATCTCATTCAAAAACAAAAGGAGATAGAAATTCGTCATCTATTTGCTTTTATCAAGGAGCAGGAAGAAATTTACCTATTTGTACTTATTTAGAATCATCATTAAAAAGATTTGGATTTGAATATACTTATAGTGAAGACCTTAGAAAAGATTTAAAAAGTAATTTTGGATATGGTTATAGACAATACAGACTAAAAATAGATGGTTTGCCTACATTTCAAAAATTTTTACATATCGTAAGACCTAATAAATGGAAAGAAAGACTCATATCCGGCGCATTAGGAACGAAATTCATAAAAAAAAGAGAAAAAGTAATTAGCATTGAGCCTGACGGAGAGGAAGAAGTTTTTGCGTTAGAGACAATAACAGGAAATTATGTAGTATGGGGATTAGCTTCCTCAAATTCAGCCGGGCAGTTTCAACAACGGCCGTCACCCCGTGGCGGTGGATTGATCAAAGAAGAATGGCTTTCACAGAGATTTAAGCTATTGCGTGACGGTGCCGGAAAAGTTGATTTAAAACAATTTTCTGAGATATATCAGTCATGGGATACTGCATTTAAAGAAGGCGAGGAGAATGATTATTCAGTCTGCACAACGTGGGGATTGAAAGACAATAAAATACACCTCATTCATCTAGCCCGTGTAAAAATGGATTTTCCCACACTGGAGAAGCGAGCTATTGAGCTTGCTGCACACTTCTGCCCTAATCAGATTTTGATAGAAGATAAAGCAAGCGGTCAGTCACTTGTTCAGGCATTCAAACGTAAAACACGATTGCCGGTTAAGGCAGTCATACCACAGCGCGACAAGATAGCGCGTGTTAACTCTGTCACTGGGTACTTTGAGGCAATGCGCGTTTGGCTACCGGAAAATGAACCGTGGTTAATTGATTACATTGACGAGATGACAACGTTTCCAGCAGGCGCCCACGATGACCAAGTGGACTCGACAACCCAATTTTTTATACAGATAGTTTTAAAGAGGGAGGCATCATTACAAGCGCTAGAGGTCACAATGATGTCGCGTTAAAATGCAAGTATTTTGTGTTTTTTTTGGTTATACTAAACAATATTAACTCACTCAAAAGGATTTCTTAACATGGCTAAATATCTCTCAGCACCTTGGGCGCCCTATCAAATTGGTTCAGCAGCATTCGCAAAAAAATGGATGTTGATTGATACGGTAAGCTCCTATGCTCAAGTAACAACAGCAGGTTACCTATCCGACCAACAAGCATTAGGTCACGTGTTCAGTGCTAACGATTTAATGTACATTCAATATTTAGGCGGTGCTGGCTGGTTTAACCTGTCTATTGATGTTAACAACAATATTACATTATCAGGATCAGCTATCATTGCGTCAAACATGGCTAGCGTTGCGATCACAGCAGCTCAGTTTCTTGGTATGTACGCAGCTCCAGTGCAATTAATCGCGGCTCCCGGTGCAAATAGATTAATAGTGGTTAATAGTATGCAATTAGTGTTGACCTACGGCACAGCGGCATTCGCTGGCGGTGGTGTGGTTGCGGCTCAATATGACTCTACAGTACATGGCGCTGGCGTATTAGCGACAAACAGCGAAGCAGCAGCAGATTTTGCAGTCACCGCAAGTACGACATTTAACTTTATCAGTGAAAGCGGTAACACAGTCGGCGCTCTCCCATTCTCCACAACCGTGAACAAAGGTCTCTATCTGTCTAATGCGACAGGCGCATTCACAACAGGTGATAGCACCATCGTTGCTAAAGTTCGCTACGAAATCATTGCTACAGCGTAACATGGACAAGAGCGGCTTTAACTAGCCGCTTTTAAATGCACAGGAGTACAAGATATGTATCAGCCAAAATTTCAACCGATTAAGCCAAATCCAGCAGGCGAAAACAACCGCGCACCTTCTCCAATGTCTAAAGGTAAATCCTATCGAAGCACTGGCGTATCTGGTGGCGCACAAACAAATCCACGTCAGATACCAACCACACAGGGCTTTACTGGTAAACGCATTAAAAAGTAATGGGATTATTATCTGATGATGCACTCCTCTACACATTTTGTAGGTGCTGATTCAAGTGGCGGTTCGCATGGCAAGAATGATAAGTTCATATCTCGCTATGCTAACCGCTTTCAGCTTGAATTAGATAAAGATTGGTCTATAAGAGAAACAAAGCTGCATATATTGCAAATGTTTCTCGATGGTTCTATTTACGACAACCTACAGCCGTTTTATCAAGAGTATCAAGGCGGTAGCGGTGCATATGTTAAACTGATTAATAGACGACCTTCTATTCTTTATGGTCTCTGCAAAATTGTCGTTGATGAATCAATATCAATGCTTTTTGATGAACAGCATTTTCCACGTGTACGATGCAGCGATCAAGGGCACGATAACACAGCGGATTTTCTAGACTACATTACAAGAGAATGTAATTTAAAAAGTGTAATGATAAATGCTGCGAGAATCGGTTCTATCGGTAGCGTGGCTATTGTTGTGAAAGTGTTAAACGGCAAGTTTTACTTTGATGTTTTATCTACAAAGCACTTAAACCCTGTATTTAGTCAAGAATGCCCCGATGAATTGCTTTCGGTTGTTGATAAAAGAAAGTTAGACGGTGCGTCGTTAATGGAGCTGGGTTATGACATTCCAAAGGAAAATAAGAATAAGTATTATTTTCTGGAAAGAGAATGGGACGATCAGCAAGAAATTTACTACATGCCGTATCTCACTGACGACAAGAGTGCGCATGACGACAAAGACGTTGATAATGATAGGTCAACGGTTCACGGGCTTGGTTTCTGCCCTGTAGTCTGGATTCAAAACCTACCTAAAGCTCACCATACAGACGGTCATTCTACGTTCGAGCATATCATTGATATCTCAATAGAGATTGACTATCACTTAAGCCAATTAGGTCGAGGGTTATATTATAACTCTGATCCGACACTGGTCGTAAAAAACCCGACAAGCATTGAAGGTCAGCAGTTTGTTAAGAATGTGAAAATACTTAATCTTGATGAAAAAGGGGACGCCTATTACGCAGAAATCACGGGTAAATCTACATCAGCCGTGATTGAGTACGTAAAAATATTGCGTGAGTATGCGCTTGAAGTATGCCGTGGTAATAGAACATCCCCCGATAAGATAAGCGCGGCTCAATCAGGTAAAGCAATGCGAATGCTAAACAATCCACTTGTGTCACTGGTTAGCGAGATGCGTTTAACATATGGCGATAAAGGGTTGATTAAGTTGTATTCAATGTGTATTGACATATACAACAGCGGATCGTTTGAGATAGAAACAGGAGACACTAAACCTGACGAGCTAGATTGCAACGGCCATTTATTTTTGCAATGGCCAGAATGGTATCCGATTACAGGACAAGACAAGGCACAAGAAGCGCAAGCACTTAAAACTTATCTTGAAACTGGAATTTTAAGTCGTGAAACAGCAATGCAGTCTATCGCAGACGAGTACGACATTACTAATATTGATGATGAAAAATACAGTATTGACAATGATAAAATGAAAGATCAAAATAAAACCAATGAGAAGGCGATGGTGGAACCAAAGCCAAAACCAAAGGTGGAACCGGCGGATAAACTCAAAAAAGGTGATAAATGATGGAAGAAGTATTACACGAACAAGTTAAAGAGGGCGCAAGCTCTTTAAGCGAAACAGAGCAGAAAGAAGTAGCTAGCCTATCGGATAATGATATTAAGTGGCGCTCTAAGTACAAGTCGAAGAATGCCGAGTTTGAAGATTTTAAAAATCTGACTCAGAAAGAAAAAGAAGATTTATTAAGCAAAGTAAACTTGGAAAATCAGAGACGGGCGACCATGGAAAATCAATTAATCGATGCAAAGATAGAAGCAATAGCTGTATCAGCAGGATTACGAGATATAGAACTCGTGAAACTGATTGATAAAAAAGACATTAAGCTGGGTGAAAACGGTGAAATTGTTGGTATTAATGAGGCCGTTACTGCCTTTAAAACAAGAAAACCCGAATATTTCGCTCAAGAAAAACGAGTTTCAACATCAACAAACTCGGCAGTTAATACAGGATCAAATGTTAAACCCCAGTCTAAGAACGCATGGGATTTAACAAAAGAAGATTGGAAAATGAATAAATCTCGCTATATGAGCGGGAATTTTACTTAAGAACATTGGACAACGCCGCGCTATAGAGTGGAGCTTTATAGTGTGAGTGCCTTCTGGGGTGGATCCTCTAAAGGATAAGAAGTCGAAAAAAGTTTGCTTTTTTTACTTATTATTTTTTGGAGATTCACTATGAGCTTTATGTCATTCCCACCCCAATTAGTTAATGCGATACAAACCGGATTTTTAGAAAGAGCGTTTGTTGATCCACTATTAAACGTATTAAATTATCGTGTTATTGCTGACCGTGAAGTGTTCCCCGGTCGAATTGGCGACACGATTACAAAAACACGTTTAGGCTTGATGCTGCCAAACATCACAGCTCTTGATCCTTCAACCAACACCGGCCTCGATAACGGTATTACAAATCCACAGCAATACTCAGACGAGCAATACGTTCTTGGTATTGGTCAGTACCCACAAGTTGCGCCTCCTATCAACTTGATTGATGACGAGACAACCATTGCATCTTTTGCTATGGCGAACGCTGAAAGACTCGGTATTGCTCAAGCAACCGCAATCGATCGCTTAGCACGTAATGCGCTATTCGGTTCGTATATGGGCGGAAACTCTGCTATTACATCAGCAGCAAACAGCATAACACAGCGTGTCGATGACCTTCGCGGATTTCAATCAGTTGTGGTAAATGGCAATGTTGTTGCAGTTAGCAACAGCGCGCCTCTAGCGGTATTTGTAAATGGTGTTGCTAATACAGTCGTAGGCTATGCAGCAGATGCGGTTAACGTATCAACAGCAATCGGCACAGGCGGTATCTCTGGAACTGTAACCCTTGGTTCTAGCGTTAACTCAAGCGTGGGTTGGGCTATCATAAGCCAATTTGCACCGTTTATTGTACGTCCAAATGGTCGCGCTACATCGGCAGCTTTAACCAGCTCTGATTTATTAAATATGACCTCAATTTTCCAAGCGGTTAGTTTCTTGCGTAACAACGCAGTGCCAAAAATTGACGGCGCATATAACGTATACTTGAACTCAACCTCGATGCAAGAACTGTATCAAGACTCTGAATTCCAAATCTTAAACCGTGGTGTTTCGACACGCGATCCTAACTACGAAAACGCTTGGGTTATGGGCGAATTCTTAGATGTTCGCTTTGTAATGACCACAGAAACTTTCGTACAGGCTCCAGTAGCTAACGGTAGCTATTCAGTAACCCAAACCGTACAACGTCCTATTGTTGTCGGTAAAGGCGCATTAGTTGAGGGTGTATTCACCAAGGGCTTAGATGCAATTCGCAACATGACTGCATCTTTAGGCGTTGGCAGAATGGAAACATTCCCACAAGTAGTAAACGTATTGAATGAAAAATTCATTTACGAAGGCTTTTATTACTACATGCGTCCACCTTTAGATCAATTGGCGCAAATTATCACACAGACATCTAACTATATCGGTGGTTTCACTGTTCCAACAGACGTAACCACAACTAGCTCGATCATTCCAACCGCTAGCAATGCTTACTACAAACGTGCTGTCATCATCGAGACCGCATAATGAGTAAAAAATCTGGCAATAGAAATGAAAGCGCGGGCCAAAAACCCGCGCTAGCTCCTCGAGAAAGAATTGGTGTAATGATGAAATTATTTGTTGAGTCAAACAAATATAGCCCCTCACATCATTATTCATGCTTAAAGAGATGGGAGGCCGGTAAGGTCATTTATAATGCCGCTGATATTGACAGGCTTTTATCTCTCAATGCGCCAATAAAGGTATATGTAGAAGATGCTGACGGATGCGCAGAAAGATGACATAAGGCGTCATTGCGGGTTTCCTGTTTATGGTGCTGGTGTTGGCTCGTCCCCTCCTTCATTCGGGTATCGATATAACTATTGGTATCTGATTTTAGAGTATAGGATGAACAACCTGTCATCTAATCAGGAAACGTTATTAAACACGGTCTATATTCCAAATTGTAATGCAGCTCTTACGGCGATTCAGACGGCATCAGCTAATCTTGATACCGATAAGGCCGCTGTATGGACTCACAACAAGAACGAAGTAAGAGATAGATTTAATCTGTATAAACTGCAATGTCAGCTCATGATCCAGTTTTTAGGATTAGAAAGCCCCGGAAATACAATTAACGGTATTAGCATGGTGGTTTAATGGATGGATCGTTGATACAAAATAGAGTGTCATTCGGTTATGCGAAAGCAGCAAGCATACTCGGTGCGCCCTTTAATTTGTATCGTTCAGCAACGCCCATTAATCCCCTAGCCGTTGGCAATCTAATTACACAAGTTAAGGCGAGTACAAATATCACTTGGGAATATATGAAGGGGAATCGATATGGCAATGCGCTTTATCAAATTCTTATCGATGCTCAATATTCTACGTCACCCAATAGTGTTATTTTGGGCGATTATATTGTTGGTATTGCTGATGCCAATGGTCATGTCTTGGATAATCATACGTACTTTGTTGTAAGCCTTGAGTATCTATTACCACCACAAGCGATTCAATGTAATTCAGTCATTAGTGTTGCACGCCCCAGTCAAACAACCGGAGTGGGAAATGTGGGATATTCTGGGTATACAGTTTCCCCAGTCAATTCCCAGACGGTTATGACGGCAATGCCTGCATCAGTTTTGATTGAATCTCGCGGTGAAAAGTCGCCGATTGATTTACCTACGGATACAAAAGAGCCAAATTGGTTGATATTGTTGCCGAATCTAGGCAATGTTCAGATAAGAGTCGATGATATTATCTTTGATGCAAACAATCAGAGTTTTGTCGTGACAAATAATGAATTAACCGAGTTTGGCTGGCGTTTACAAGCTCAACAAGTCATTAACGCGAGGTAGTATGGCGGGTCTATTTGACGTACTTAATACTCTCTCCTCATTGGTGACATCGGCGGTTTATCCCAATGGAACCGGTTTACCCTCTGTCACAGGTAAACAAGTGACAATCCAACAGGGATTCCCTATTAGAACGCAGCAAGATATAGACTTGCTTGCCGGATATTCTCATGTATCCGTTTACCCAACGTCTAAAGAAAGAGTAGTTACAAAGTATCAACGAGATTACCAGCCTTTGACCTCAACCCCTGCAACGCTTACAACGACTGTATCTGGGCAAACGGTTACGATTGGCGGTACAGTTTCCACGCCTCAAGCAGTTATTTTGATAGTAAATAAGATTGGATATGGATATCAGGTTCAAAACAATGACACCTTAAATACTATTGCGGCAAGCCTTGCGGCGTTGATTCCGGGAGCGACAGCGACAGGGAATGTTATCACTATAACAGGTGCTTATAGCATTATTGGCAGGCTATCAACACCTTACACGGCAGGCGAGGAATTGTGCCGTGTTGATCGCGTTTTTGAGATTATTATTTCGTCTCCTAATCCAACAGATAGAGCAACGCTCATCAATGCAATTGATGTTGCCATGAAATTGAATTATCGAATTACATTATCTGATGGGTTCACGGGCATGGTTTTCTATGCCGACACACGTGTTGACGACATGCTGGAAAAACAAGGCGAGTATCAAGGAATACTTGATTACACCATCCAATATCCAACAACCTTGATAAATATATTTACCGGTATTGCTGACCCTTACGTTAATAGTATCACGGCGACATCATGAATAATTGGATGAAAAAAAAACCAAAAAAACGACAAGAACCCCATAACGACTTTGAAACAATGAAAAAGAAAATGCTATTATATAAACAACTCGGTGAGATAATCGATAAAGATTTATACGACCTGAATGAACCTCTAAGGAAGGATACAGAATTATGTCAATAGTCCCAGCAGGCACAACGAATCTCGCGGCAGCGGGCGTCCCCAATGTTTTAGTGCAGATTGTCCCACCCAATCCATTATTAAATGGCGTTCCTACTAATATTGTAGGTGTTGTAGGTACAGCAACATGGGGTCCAATTAATTCTCCAACCACTATTGGAAGCCTTGCCGAGCTTATTTCCGACTTTGGCAATCCACAAAACGCGCTTTATGATCTTGGTACACCTGTTTACAATGCCATGCAGCAGGGCGCAAATGATTTTCTATGTATTCGCGTAACAGACGGAACAGACGTTAATGCTCATCAAAACATACTTGATAATGCATCAGTTTCTGGCGTAACACTCACAGCTCTATATTCAGGCACGCAAGGCAATCAAATCAATGCGGTTCTGAGTGTTGGATCATCTAACACAGTGGTAATTGGAGCTAACCCAACAAACTACAATTCATACAAGCTCACTATTTATATGAACGGTGGAGTCGCTGAAGTATTCGACAACATCCCTTGCCCAGTTTCCGCGCCTTTCGCTTCTTTCTGGACTGCACTAGCTAATGCGGTGAACCTTGGTCAAAGCAATCTTCGCGGCCCGTCTCAGTTAGTGACAGCAACGACAGCAACGAATATTCAGTCTGTTACCGTTACAGCAGCCGGAAGCTATGCAACGATGCCAACACTGGGAACAAGTGGTTCTGGTTCGGCCGCAACATTAGCACCGGACATGAAGGCGGTAAGCGCAACAGTGACAACGCCGGGAACTGGATACATTCCAGCCGATACAATTACATTGACCGGCGGTGTACATTCTACATCGGCAATTTTAACGGTTGACACTGTACAACTTGACTCGGTTGTACTTAACGCAGCAGGTACAGGCTATAACGTTAACGATTTAATCGTGCTGGCTGGCGGCACATTTAGTACAGCAGCAATATTAAAAGTCACCGCAATTGGTGTTGCGGGTGCGGTTTCCACGTTTACGGTTCAAAGTGGTGGATCGTATACAGTAGAAACAGCAACATTTACACAAGGTTCCACCAGCGGAACGGGTAGCGGTGCTACATTCAATACAGCAGTATGGGGCGTTAATACGGCTCACGTATCAACAGCAGGATCATTCACGACATTGCCCGCTAATCCAGTATTGCAAGGCTCGACTTCTGGTGTTGGTACAGGCGCACAATTCACCGTGCTATGGGGATTATTGTCTGTCATCGTTAGTGCTGGTGGTTCTGGCTATACTGCTAGTTCTGGATTCACTGTTACAGGTGGCGGTGGAACAGGCGGAGCAACAGGACAGCTTGTTCTTGGCTCGGCGTCCTACCCAAATCTGCCTAATGGCACCTCCACATTGCCAACACAAACTCTTACATTAGCAAATGGAACAAATGGTAATGCTGGCGTAACTGATGCAACACTCATTGGCTTCGATGTTCCTACCGTGATTAACGGCGTAACATACAACCGTACAGGTATGTATGCACTGAGAAATACCGCAGCAAGTATCTGCATGTTAAGCGACCAAACAAATTCAAGTTATTGGGCTACTCAAGTAACCTTTGGTCTGAATGAAGGTATGTACATGATCGCCGCAATGGCTAACAGCTACAGCAGTAACATTGCTGGCGCAGTGGCATTAAAGAGCGCGGCAGGCGTTAACAGTTACGCAATGAAACTCATGTTAGGTGACTGGTGCTTGATGAATGATCCTTTCAACAACGTACAGCGCTTTGCGTCACCTCAAGGTTTTGTATGCGGCATATTAGCAACACTTGATCCAAGCGGTTCCTCATTGAATAAACAAATGACTGGGGTCATTGCCACTCAAAAAACAGCGAATCAACAAATATACAGTGAAGCAGATTTACTGCAATTGGTTGGTGGCGGTATTGATGTTATTACCTCGCCTATACCATTATCGCCTAGCAGCACGATTTTTGGGTGCCGTATTGGTTGCAATACTTCAAGTGATATCACGGTAAACGGTGATAACTACACAAGAATGATTAACTTTTTAGCTGAAACTTTTAATTCTGGTTTGGGCGCGTTTATTGGCTTGCCCCAAACGGCAGACGTTCAAAGACAAGCTAAAAACATGCTGCAATCATTCCTACAGAATCTAGTTCAAGCTGGAACGATTGGCGCATTATATGGCGCACCTGCGTTCAAGGTAACACTAGATTCAACAAATAACCCACCTAATCGCATTGCATTAGGCTTTATGCAAGCAGACGTGCAAGTTACTTTGTGGTCTATTATTCAGAAATTCGTTATTAACTTACAAGCTGGTCAATCTGTACAGATACAGGTTCTACCCGCTCAACTTGCAGCCTAATAGGGAGATAACATCATGGCAGCGAATGGTTTAAGCACTGGTATAGATCATAAACTCACGTTTACTGATATTAATGGCGTACAGAATTTTGTTATCTTGGAAAACTTCACCGCTAAAGAAGATGCAACAACCGACAAGGTTGTTGCAATGGATGGAACAGTAAGACACCCTAAGTTTCATGTGGGCTGGTCTGGTAGCTTTTCTCTGCAAAGATCAAGCAACGTAATGGATAATTACTTTGCGTTACAAGAGGCTTCTTATTATCAAGGTGTTGATCAATTGCCTATGACCATCACTGAAACAATCACGGAACCGAGTGGTGTTGTTTCTACATATCAATATACCAATGTTGTCATTGTTTTTGATGACGCTGGTAACTGGTCAGGTACTGAGATCGTACGTCAAAGAATAAGCTTCTTGGCAAGCCGTAGACAACAGTTAGTATAACCTTAGAGGTAGATGATGAAAGCAAGTGAGAGAATAGTAAAATCGTCATATGACGGAAAAGACATTAAAGACAGTGAAGGTAGGGTAATTAAGTTAAGAAAGCCTAAATTGCTTGATGTTTATGATTTAATGAAAGCATTGGGTGACGATGCTAAAAACTCGGCTTGCTTAGGTATGGCTTATAACACTCTGTATGTCGGCATGATTGACGGCATGATTATTGAATGCCCTAAAACCTACCGTGAAGTGCGAGCCATTTTACAAAGACTTGACGATCACGGCATGGCGGCTATCTCGCAAGCGTTAAGTGACTTCGAAGAAAATAAGACAGAACAGGAGCAGTTAGAAGCTGCAAAAAAATAGTAGAACACACACCAACAACCGAGGCGTTGTATTTAGTTAAGAATGGCGTACCGTTTGACGTGGCCTTTGAGCTTGATGACATAACGCGGTTCGCTTGGTGTGTGACGCTAAATCAGATAGAGTCAGGTCGCGTTTTCTGCTTCGACAGTATGACTTTTAAAGAAAGAAATAATTGAAACAAAATTAAACTAGAAATATACTTCCAATATTATATTAAACAAGGAAGTGTATTTCTATGGTTAAATCTGATCGTGCAAAACAGTGCAGACTTAGAAAAAAATTAGGTATTGTATGGCGTCCATTTTACTTAAGTGATTTATGCAAAAATTGCGGACAGAAAAAAGATGGCAAAGGAAAATGGCTTTGTAAAAAGTGTGCAACCGCTTACAGTAAAAAATACAAAAAACCGCTAAAGGAAAGAAAACCTAGAAATAATATTTGTTCAAAATGTGAAGGAGTCAGAGATAACTACCCGAAAAGTTGGTGTAAGTCTTGTACAAATGAGTACAGTAAAGCAAGAAAAAGAAAAATTTCTTCATTAAAGCCTAAAAAAGATAAAACTTTATGTTGTAAATGTAACAACAAAAAAGATGTTACTTGGAGTAGCTATTGCAAGGATTGTCGAAGAAATTACAATAAGTCTTATCGTTTGAATGAAAATTCAAAGAAAAAATTAAAAATTAGAATCAAAGTAAATTCCCTCATTAAATCAAGAAAAATAATCAAAATGCCATGTGAAAAGTGCGGCAATATAAAAACACAGGCTCATCATGATGATTACAACAAGCCTTTAGATGTCAGGTGGTTGTGCCATTTTCATCATAGAGAACACCATAGGATGGTAAAAAATAACCCAAACGAAGTAATAAACGATTTAGTTACTAGAAAAAAAGTACCTGGAGTGTGTATAAAATGTAATAATGTTTTAGAAGATAAGAAATTAAGTTCGTGTAGAAGTTGTCGGTCAGCTTATGAAAGAGAAAGAAGAAAGAAGAAAAAATTAATTTCATAGCTATGCAATTTGAGGAGCGAAATTAATGTTAGTACGCCGTTTTAATAACTTCAAAGATTTTGCAAAACTCCTCACTCGAATAAGTGAGGAGTATCCACGATATGAACACGCATTTCTCAATCAAACCGGCCACTATCTTGCTGATTTCTCAAAAAGTTTAATAGGTCATTTACAGCATGGTGGAATGGCTATTCCAGATTGGAAAGAGCTTGCGCCCGCCACTAAAAAAGACAAGACGGACAAAGGCTATGTGTTTAACAGCGAATTTAATCCGTTGTTTCGCACAGGCGATTTAATGAACTCTATCTCTTACTCGGTTGTACAGCATACCGTGTATATTGGTTCTGATGATCCGGTTGCGGTTTATCAAGAAATGGGTGTACCAGAAAAGAATTTACCGGCGAGATCGTTTTTGGGTCTGGCTATGTATAAAAACAAGTTAACTTTAGAACACGCTTTGGGTGATTTTTTGCTAAAATGGATTACATATCGACCACCTATTTTTGACATTAAGAAGATGCCAACATGATAGAAGCATATAAGATAGCGGCAAATCTGAGCATAACAGGCGATGCTCAGAAAAAAATGAATGAATTATCCAAGGCAGCAACAAAGCTTGCGACTCAATTTGAAAATATTAATAAACGCCTTCCTGTTTTTGTCCGGCATCTTGAACAATTTGAAAGGGTATCATCTAAGCTAACCCCGTTAATGAATGGAATGGCTTTAAGTTTAAAAGCTACGGCGCAAGCAATGCCGTCACTCAACGAAGGGTTCGCGAAATTTAATTCTAGAGCAGCAACCACAGAACGACGACTAGAACGTATTAGCGCGAAAGCAAGTAATGCTAGAGCAAGCATTGCGGCATTGGGAAATACAGTTGGCGGAGGAGGCATAGGAACACCAAGAACAAGGATGGGAGGTCGTGGTCATGGTGCCGTCGGTGGATTTCTTGCCGGTGCTGGCTTGCATTTTGGCTCTCCTGCAATGATGGGAGGAATGGTTGTTGCCGCCCTTGGAGCGGGGTCGTTTAATGCTTATGGAAAATTTCAGACGCAAACAAATCAATTATCAGGAATGGGATTTAGCGCGTCCGATGTTGCAAGTGGCGTATTATCCGCGCAATCTTCCAGTGTGCGAGGCGTAAGTCAGAATGAAATGTTACGTTCTATTGTGGATATTGCTAACGCAACAGGAAGCATGGGGCAGGCTACAAAATACGGCTCTATTTTAGCTAAGGCAAATTTCGCGAATCAGATAAATATGGGGAAAACATTCAGCCCAGCAGAAGAAGCAAAAATGATTCAGTTTGCAGAAATAAGAGGGCGATCTGATCCAACAAAGATAATGGGAGCATTAAATATTGCCCAACAAGCATTTTCAGCTAGTGGCGGAAGAATTGCACCAAGTCAATTATTAAATTTTTCCCGCATGGCATTAACAGCAGGTTATAAATTGAGCGATACAGGGTTACTGGAAATGCTGCCCGTATTGCAAGAATTGGGCGGATTTAGAACAGGTACAGGATTTCAGTCTGGATATAATAGGCTGGTTGGTGGAACTGGATTATTAAGAAATAAAAAAGTGGTTTCAGAAGGGGAAAGATTAGGAATATTGAATAAAAAAGGCGTTATGAGTGATGCTAATGCTAATTTATTACAGACAGCTCCTGTAGAATTTTGGACAAAAGTATTAAAGCCAGCCTATGCCGCAAAAGGGATAACTTCCGATGTTGCAATAGGAAGGGAAAACTCTTTATTGCTTGGAACTACATTTGCAAGACTTATGGATGCAATCCGAGGTAATGAAGATAAATCATATCGTATGCTGGGGAAAAATAAAAATGCTTGGGGAATTGAATCAGCTTATTTTGAGTCTCTAGGCACTAATCCAGCTAAATTAAAAGCGCTTACGGCATCTTTTGAAAATTTTGAAACTGCATTAGGAAAATTAACCTCTCCCGCTGTCACGAAAGGATTGGATTATTTAACCTATTTTTTTGATAGAATGACAATGGGTATCTCAAAAATAAGTTCTCTTGGTTCAGACGTTCCCAAGAACACATCATTTATGGGTATACCTCTCCCTATTAAGGCTGACTCAACATCCCCAGCATTAAAAAGTGACGATCATAAGCGGCCAATTGTTTTGGTAACGAATGAGGGCGTATTAGCAAGATCAACAACGAATGCTCAATCTAAACAGTTTGCGCGATCTGTCTATACTCAGAATGGCCAAAGCTCCATTAATTCATTACTTCATCCATTCTCGCAAGGGGTTAACAACTCAGGAGTGCAATCACAATGACGACATTCCTAACACTTGGCCCTATTACTTTTGCGAATTTTGAAATCCCACAGCGCATTAATTTTGGTGGTACACAGGCGTTATCTGTTAAGCAATTAGTCGGTGGAGCGAGAATCATTGATGTTATGGGGCGCATTGATGATGACATAACGTGGTCAGGTTTGTTTTTTGGTGAAACTGCCATGTATCGCGCTCAGTATCTTGATAGCCTGAGAGTGCAAGGCGCACCATTACCTCTTACGTTTTCGAGTTTTAATTACAGTGTAGTCATTAAAGATTTTGCTTGCTCTTTTGAGCGAACCTATCAAATTCCTTACAAAATAACGTGTACGGTTATTCAAGACCTAAACAAGCCTATTTCTATGTTATTGCCGGTAGGTTATAACGATGCAATCAATAACCTCATGACAGAAGCTAATGACCTTGCGCTTTTAATAGCGAATCCTAGTGTTACGTCATCAATGGCATTATTGAGCGCAGCAATACAAGCAGTACCATCAATACAAAGTGCCAGTAGAACCGATTTAATACCAATAGTTAACCAATTGGTAGCAACACAAAACATAGTAGTTTCAGCGGTCACAACGACAGCAGCAGCCGTTCCATTTGGAATAGTAAAACCTTAGTAGCGAGTTAATTATGACAACAACGCCAACCATAGGATCAAACAATTACGCGCAAGCGATAAATATTACTGCGCTCGGTAATTTGTATGCTCTGCAATCTGTTTTACAGCAGCTATACACTAACATTAACTTGATAGAAAATGGCTCTCAAGGTCAGCTTGTTACAGTAACGAATGCGAACCTATACGCACTTGCCGCGCAATATTATGGAGATGCAACGCTATGGACGGCTATTGCTGAAGCGAACGGGTTAAATGATCCATATATTGAAAATACGATTCAGGTCTTGCTTGGACCCAATGGTGTGGGTAATGCTATTTTAGTGTTTGGAGTTGGCTCTAATCAGCAGACATTAACGTTGAGTATTACCAACCTACCTTATACGGCAGGTGGTCAATATGTTACGGCATCTTATACAATGGGTCCAACAGACGACATAACAATATTATGCGCTAAGCTGGCTCAACAAATACCAAATGCTACAGCAGCACAGAACTCTATTTTATTGCCAAGCATTAGCTCGTTAAATTTACCGGTAACGATTGCGACACCAACAAGATATGTAACATTGACTATACCGCAACAGCCTGGACCTGCTAGCGGCGGGATATTAGTTATTTAAGGCATCCCACGTTATGCCAAACAAGGAATGGCAGGATCAGAAAAACGTAAAGCATAACGTGGTATCTAACGCCCTATATTAATATCACGCGTAATATTAACAGGGAGAGCAATCGCGATTCTCAGCCTTTCTAATCAACAAAAAGGAACGGCAGATACTAAAGGATAATTATGTTAAGTTCAACGTTTTCACCCTATCAAAATCAACTTTATTC